CCGACCTATACCTCCCCGATGACCACTGGTACAGTCCCTAGCGGTCCCTGTGTGGGCCAAACAGAACAGGATTGATCAGACTATGACCCAAATCAAAACGGCCCGTATGGGGGCTACTGAGCCTCGTTTACACAGTCCCTACCTCGGAGGTAAAAACCGAGGCGATGAGATTGCGCAGCTGGCAGATAGCATCGGCCTACCTTTAATGCCTTGGCAAGATTTTGTAATTCGAGATATGACCTCGGTGGATGACGATAATATGTTTATCCGGAAAACAAACCTCGTTTTATGCGCTCGCCAACAGGGCAAAACTCACCTAGCGCGGATGATGATATTAGGGCATATGTATTTATTCGATAGCCCTAACGTGCTCATTATGAGCTCTAATAGATCGATGGCTTTAGAGACCTTTAGGCAAGTGGCCTACGCGATCGAGGGCTCGGATGAGCTGGGCCGGCAGGTAAAACAGATCCGGTATGCCAATGGTACCGAGTCGATCGAGCTTAAAAACGGGCACCGCCTTGATGTAGTAGCTGCGACTAGGGATGGCTCGCGCGGACGTAGCGCTAGTTTGTTATTCGTCGATGAGATCCGCGAGATCTCGGAGGAGGGCTTTAGAGCTGCAACCCCTACTACACGTGCTAAGCCCAATGCTCAAACCCTTTTATGCTCAAATGCCGGAGATAGTTTTAGTACAGTTCTGAACGATCTAGTCGAGCGTGCGAGAAGTACACCGCCTAAGTCTTTTGGTTACTACGAGTACTCAGCTCCACCTTTTGCCAAGATCACCGACCGCGATGCGTGGGCGATGGCTAACCCGGCGCTTGGCTACACCGTTACCGAGGAGGCACTCGAGGAGGCAGTAGCTACTCAGCCAATAGAGACCACGAAAACCGAGCTACTTTGTCAATGGGTCAGCAGTAGCCAATCACCTTGGCCGCATATGTCGGTTGAGGAGGCCGGCGATAAGGATCTCAAGCTCGTACCCGGGCCTCTCACTATTTTCGCTTTTGACGTGGCACCGTCGAGGCGCGATGGTTCGCTTGTAATGGGCCAAGTCCTTGCCGATGGCCGCATAGGCGTAGCCGTACTTGAGATATTCCACTCCGACGTATCCATCGATGAGCTCTTTGTAGCGAACGCAATAGCTAAATGGGCCAAAATTTACTATCCGCGCCAAGTGGCTTATGACAAATATACGACTGCCTCCATCGCTAAACGCCTCGAGGTAAACGGCATACAGATCCTCGACATATCGGGCACTAAGGGGTATCAGGCTAGTGGGGATCTCTATGAAGCTCTCTCTAATAAGAGGCTCGTGCACTCCGGCCAAGATGAGCTCGTTACATCGATGGCTAATTGCGCCGCTAAAGAATCGGATGCGAGCTGGAGAATCATCCGGAGGAAATCAGCCGGCCCGGTAGATATTGCAATCGGATTAAGTATGGTGGTCCACGTACTAACTCAGCCTTTAGGTGAGGCTAAAGTATACAGTTAGACACGCGCTTTATAGCCGTATTTATGCTTGACAATATGGGAAAATGCGCTCTATGGGATTACTACAAACTCTAGGCTTTAAGTCAGCTGCTAAGCCGACTATCGAAGCTCAATATGCCCCGGCGGTTATGGATACCACCTACGGGTATGGATCGTTTAATACTAACTCGGCTTTTGGATATAACGGCGTAGGTATCGATCGTAATTTTGCTTTACAGGTCGCGAGCGTTAGTCGCTGCAGAAATCTTATTGCCGGTGTTATCTCATCGATCGATCTCGCACTTTATAAAAAATCAACGGGTGAAAAATTAGGATCTCCGGTATGGCTAGAGCAACCGGATCAGCGCCAGCCTCGCAGCGTTACTATAAGCGCGACGGTAGACTCACTAATTTTTTATGGGGTAAGTTATTGGGTCGTAAATTCTTTATATGCCGATGATGGACGTCCTAGTGGCTTTGAGTGGGTCGCTAATAATCGCGTTACATATACTACAAACCAATACGGTACACAGATAAAAGATTATTTTCTAGATGGAAATTTGGTACCTATGGCCGGAATTGGCTCTCTCGTCACTTTCCAATCGTTGATACCAGGAGTACTACAGTCCGCCGGTACTACTATTAAAGCTGCGTGGGATGTTCAGAGAGCAGCCGCCGTATCTGCAGCTACTCCAATGGCTACTACAATCTTAAAAAATAATGGAGCGGATTTACCAGAGTCACAAATTCAAGGAATTTTAGCCGGATGGAACTCAGCGAGAAAAAATCGCAGTACGGCATACTTAACCTCTACTCTCACTGCAGAAAATATTGGCTTTAGCCCTAAAGATATGGGCTATGTGGATTTTTCACAATACCTCGCTACCGAAATTAGCCGCGCTATGAATTGCCCAAGCTACCTAATTAGTGCTGATATGAATAACTCGATGACTTACCAAAATATTTTAGATGGTCGTAAAGAATTTGTAGCGTACTCATTACAGCCTTATATTTCAGCTATTGAGGACAGACTCTCAATGAACGACATAACAAATTCTCAAAATCAGGTGCGGTTCGCGATCGATGACACGTTTTTACGTGTCGATGCAAAAGATCGTTTAGATATTATCGAGAAAATGTTAAATCTCGATTTGATTGATGTAAACCAAGCTCGACAAATGGAGCAACTCACACCGCTAGGAGATGCAAGTGCTACTAACGTTTAGTCAAGAGATTCAAGCTGCAGATACAGAGCGCCGGATCGTATCGGGCCTTGTTGCACCATATGGCGAGGTCGGACATACAAGTGCAGGGCCCGTAATGTTCGAGCGCGGCTCTATTGCTATTCCCGATGCAGAAAAAATAAAATTACTTGCGCAGCATCAACAAGATAAACCGGTAGGGCGAGCTATTAGCTTTAGCGACTCTACCGCTGGCGTTTATGGTTCCTTTCGATTGAGTATGAGCAGCCGAGGACAGGATGCCCTACTCCTTGCGCAGGAAAATCTCGTAAGCGGCTTATCCGTAGGGGTGGATGTAACTGCCTCTAAGCCGATGGGAGATTACTTGCTTGTCACGGCGGCCGTCCTCAAAGAGGTGTCGCTCGTCGAGAGCGCCGCATTTTCTAGCGCCTCCGTTGATGAGATTATGGCGGCACGTGCAGCTATTGAAGCTGCGACAAGTACAAAAGAAAAAACTACTACTATTTCTACGACTATCGTAGAGATCGAAACTGAAACAGAAACAGAAAGCGAGGAAGCTGTGACTACAGCCCCAGAAAATACATCGGAGGAGACTCCGGTAGATACAGCGGTCGAGGCTGAAAAAGTCGAAGCCGCTCGTAAGATCATCCGTCCATCCGTACTAGACTCCCAGCGAGTCCGTACACCTATTGTGTCTATGCCTACATATACAGAACACAAAATCAAAGCTGCACTTGGTAGCGATGACTCAAAACTATATGTAACAGCTGCAGATGATAGCTTTGCTACTAACCCTGCATTTAATCCAACTCAATATCTATCAGAGTTTGTAACTAATACACGTTTTCCAAGAAGTGCCATAGATGCCTGTAGCCGTGGAGTATTGCCTCCAACAGGCACCACAATAAACGTGCCTTCACTCGTTGATAGCAACGGCGGTTTGAACGGCGTAGCACCTACCGTAACTGTAGAGGCTGAAGCTGGCGCGGTATCTAATACAGGTATGGTTACTGAATATTTATCAGGTACAGTAAACAAGTACGCCGGTATGAATACGCTAAGCGTTGAGCTTCTTGAGAGGACAAATGATCCTAATTTTTATGCTGAATTAACTAATCAGCTACAAATTGCGTATATGAACGCAACAGATCAAGCGGTAATTTCTGCAATTAACGCAACAGGCTTTACTAGCACGGGCGTAGCGGCAACATCAGCTGGCCTTATCTCTTACACAGCTGAAAGTACAGCTAATGTTTACAAAAACAGCGGCTATTTTGCACAAAATTTTGTAGGCAGCACAGGTATTTATAACCTATTACTAGGTGCAGTAGATACTACAGGCCGTCCAATTTTTAACGCTTATCAGCCAAATCCATCATCGCTAGCTAACGCAGGCGGTATGGTTAGCAATAATTCTGTACGCGGTAATATGCTTGGGTTAGATTTGTACGTGGATCGGTTTATGACCGCTGGCGTAGCAGATAACTCAGCGTTTATTTTGGCACCTGAGGCGTTTACAGTTTATGAAAGCCCTCAGGCTTATATGTCGGTAAACGTCGTATCCAACCTACAGGTACAGGTCGCTATCTACGGCTTTATGGCAACTATTGCCAAAATCCCGCACGGTATCTGCCGCCTAAATATCAGCTAAGCAAAAAACTAATAGTCGGTAGGGCTCTTAGCCCTTTGAGCCCTACCGGCCTCTTTTAAGATTGGAGTAGAGATGCCAGCGACTTACGTTACCGAGGCCGAGCTTCGTGCAAATTTAGGAATATCGGATCTTTACTCGAGCGATATAGTCGAGACGTGTTGCCAAACGGCGCAGGATCTTCTAAATCAGTTTTTATGGTTTGCCTCAGCTCCGGTAGTAGGAGTAACGCTACAAAATAACGTAGCTACCGCGATGATCGCCAATCCTATGATTTTTACTACAGGGTCTAGCGTAACCTTGAGTGGATGCGGCTCAACTTTTAACGGCACTTACACGATCACCGGTACGATGCCTTGGAGCGCCGGTACTACTAATCAAATACCTACTCTTGTATGGAATCCTTATTCTTGGAATTGGCCAGCCGGTTATAGCTTTATCCAATTCACAAAAACTGCAGCTAACGTCAATTTTCAACGCGTACTACCTTATGGCTCAGCCGTAGGAGCAGATACAAAAACTAACTCATACGCTTCCACTCCGGCAATAAGAGAGGCCGCGATGATCCTAGCGGTCGATGTTTTCCAATCAAGGCAGGTTAGTCAAACTGGAGGGGTAAGTTTAGATGGGCTATCTCCAAGTCCATATCGTATGGGTAACTCAATGATTGGTAAAATCAGAGGGCTCATCGCCGGATACCAAAATCCCGGAAGTATGGTGGGCTAAATGCCAGCCGCGATAACTACACTCCGAGCCTCACTCGCTACAGCTTTAGCTAATGCGAACGTGTGGAATACCTACAGTTTTCCACCGCCAACCATAACGGCAAATAGCGTAATCGTCGCTCCGGCAGATTTATACATCACTCCGAGTAATAACTCGTATGCAAGTATTTCGCCTTTAGCAAACCTTAAAATTATTATGACGGTGCCGATGTTGGACAATCACGGGAACCTTAACGGTATAGAAACTTTAGCGGTAGCAGTTTTTAATAAACTTACAGCATCAAATATTGTAATGAATATTGGCGGTATGTCGGCTCCCTCAGTACTTGAAGTACAGAGCGGTACCTTACTCACTGCCAGTTTTGACATATCCGTACTAACGAGCTGGAGCTAACTAATGCCATATACAGAGGATGACCTAAAGTTTTTGCGAAAGATCGGACAGATCGTAGACGAAGCTGCACCGATCAAAGTAGCAAAAGAAAAACCAACTACACAAACAACAGAGAGCGAGGAATAGGTCAATGGCCGTATTCTTGTCAAACGGGGTTCAGGTCGTACTAAATAGCGTAGACCTATCCGATCACGTAACGAGCGCAACAATTAACCGCGTATTTGAGGAACTGGATATAAGTGCGATGGGAGATTCTGCGAGGAAATTTACTAAGGGCCTCGAGACTTCAACCATTACGCTAGATTTTCTAAACGATAACGCAGCATCCGGTGCCGGATCTGTACGCGCTGCACTTCAAGCTGCGTGGGGTACAACAGTGCCTATCACACTTAAGCAGACTAACGCAGTCGTATCTACAACCAATCCCGAGTACCAAAGTACAATTTTGGTAAACAACACTACCGACATTAACGGCGCCGTTAGTGACATATCAAGCCAATCGATTACATTTACTTGTAACTCACCTATTATCGTAGACGTAACACCATAACAAACTAGAAAAGGGGCAATCAAATGGCAAAACTAAAAATCACAAGGGCTACCGGCGAGGTCACTGAGCATCAAATCACGCCAAGGATTGAGTACGCCTTTGAGTTGCACGTAAAGAAAGGCTTTCACCGCGCTTTTCTTGAGGATTCTAAACAGACTGA